GCTGATGATGTTGGTAAACTCGCTGTAGCAGCTATTGAGAAGGCTGGTGTTACCTTGGGTTTACGTTGTCCTCTAACGGGTGAATACAAAGTAGGAAACAACTGGAAGGAAACACACTGATGATTACCAACTTTGATGAGATTGATTCTCTTGTCGTAACTATTAAGATAGGAAAGGATGATACTGGTTATGTAACAATGGATGTTGAGAGTGATAAGTTAGTATCAAACCGTATGATGTTGGCACTGCTACACTCTATTGCTGAATCAGCTACAGAATCAATGATGGCTGAGATACAAAGTAGAGTATTGCTTGACAAATTTAAGATGCACTGATATACTGTTATTGTATTTTCACTGAGGAAATTAACATGGAACAAAAACCTGTACGTATTGAAGCAACCTTAATGTGGCCTTTCCTTGATAAGCCTAACGATATGTCCGGTAAGTATCAAGTAGATCTGACTAACTTGTCAGACAAGGCTGTTAAGGCTTTGGAAGATATGGGTATCTCTGTTCGCAACAAAGAAGGTAAAGGCTTTTACATTACCGCTAAGAGTAACCATGAGATCAAAGCATTAGATAAAAATGGTGAACAAGTCATGGCACATATCGGTAACGGTACAAAGGCTGTCTGTGTCATGGGTTCATACTCATGGACCTTTAAGAACAAGAAAGGTGTATCACCTTCATTGAAGAAGCTAGTGATCACTGACTTGGTTACTTACAGTGCACAGCCTAAGCAAGACGAAGAAGAAACAGAAGACGTACTGTAATGAAGCTAATGCCAATCATTGATGGTGACATTCTCTGCTACCGTGTAGGCTTTGCCTGTAACGAGGAAACAGAGAAGGTTGCTATCAGAACGATGGCAGACATGTTGGAGGAGCTGATCTTTATTGAACTCTCCTCTAACATCCATGTCGGTTACTTAACTGGTAAGGAAAACTACAGGCATGACATCGCTAAGACACAACCCTACAAAGGAAACAGAAAGGATGCGCCTAGGCCCGTACATCTTCATAGCCTTCGTGAGTATCTTATTACTGCTTGGGACTTCAGAGTGGCTGATGGACAAGAGGCTGATGATGCTATTGGAATCCATGCCACGCTAACCAGGGACAATTCAATCATCGTGTCTATTGACAAAGACTTAGACATGATCCCTGGTCATCACTACAATCCTGTAAAGAAGGATCATTACTACGTGAATGACAAAGAAGCAATCAAGAACTTCTATCGTCAGATCCTTACTGGTGATAAGGTTGACAATGTACAGGGATTACGTGGTATTGGTCCTAAGAAGGCTGACAAGATCCTCGGTGATTTTGATACTGACCTAGCCATGTATGAGGCTGTGCTGAAGGCTTATGACGGTGATGCTGAACGTGTGTTAGAGAACGGACAACTACTGTGGATTAGACGTAAGAAGGATGAACTATGGCAACCACCGACACCATCGTCTACTTAGAATGGGTAGATGCTGTAGCCAGCTCAGGATGGCAACTAAAGGGTACTGGCTCTGTAGCAAGATGTAAGTCCGTTGGGTTTATGACGCATGAAACTGATGATGAAGTACATCTAGCAGCAGCGATAGGAGAGAATGATTGCAATGCTGTCATGATCATTCCTAAGAGCTGGATAAGTAATTGGACGGAGATCGACATTGAAGCCTTCAAGCGCAAAAAACAAAGGAAGACTGCTGCAAAAGCTGGTAGTACAAAAGCTAAGAGACACTTTCAACCTAAGCGAACATGATTGCAAAAGCACACCAATGGGTACACAGGGCGAGGATGTCTGGCTCTCGACGAATGCACTGGAACGATTTAGGTACGGCATTGAGTGCAAGAACAGAGCAAGAATCGCAGTCTACACAGACTATGAACAAGCAATACGGCACTGTGAAGGCAAAGACAAAGAACCACTCTTAGTCATCAAGCAGAATAGATCTGATCCTTTAGCACTAGTTAGCCTTGATCACTTCATAGCAATAGCAGAGAAGGCTAAGCTTTGGGAAACACATCAGAAGCAGAAGACTGTAGAGGAAAGTAAACAAGCCACCAGGATGAGAAAGGTTTATGGCAAACATTAAAGTAGACTACATCAACCACATGGGTGATGACTTAACGGTAGTCAATGCTGCTCGTGTTAGCTTTGATAAAGAGTCAGAGGCTGTTGATTGGTATGACACAGAGCAAAGCAATCATTACTTTCCTTTACCTGTGTTAGATCCTAAAGACATCAAGCTGATTAACTATCTAGCTAAGCATAACCATTGGAGTCCCTTCAGTCATTGCTTTCTTCAGTTTAGGATCAAAGCACCAATCTTCGTAGCTAGGCAGTTGATGAAGCATACGGTAGGGCTAGCCTGGAATGAAGTCAGTAGACGCTATGTAGACAGTAAACCAGAGTTCTATCAGCCTACATACTTCAGACGTAAAGCACCAAATGTCAAGCAAGGTAGTTCATCAGAACCTGTAAAAAGTCACATTGATTGGAATGAAACAGTTGACAAGTACACAGGAACTATGTTAGCATTGTATGACGCTATGCTCAAAGAAGGTATCTGTGCTGAGCAAGCTAGGATGATTCTCCCCCAATCCATGATGACTGAATGGTATTGGAGTGGGAGCCTTTACGCCTTTGCTAGAGTATGTCAATTAAGGTTAGCAAAGGAAGCCCAAGCAGAGACAAGGATCGTTGCAGAGAACATCTGCCGAGTCTGCTCTGAAGTATTCCCTAATGCCTGGGATGCCCTAATGAATGGAGATGAGGATGAGCGACAGTAGAATTAGTTTTCATATGACAATAATGTCAAACGAAACTGAAGAAGCGCAGCAGTACAACGCTGATTATGGTTTTCCACTACGCCATAGTGTTGGTATTAATGCTACCTACGATAGTGGTATTGCATGGCCTAAGTTGTTAGAAAAAGCCTGTGAAGCTATCGGTGCTTACTACGGTTACGATGTCAAGGATAAAGTGTTTGTTGAACGGTTCGGAAAGATCGTTAATATCTTCGGACATGATGATCCTGTAAACTACGAAACAGATTCAGACTCTGATGCGAATCCTGCTACTTGACATCGAATCAGCACCTAACACTGCGTATGTCTGGGGTTTGTTCCAACAGAACATCAGTATCAGCCAGATCGTAGACAGCAGTAGTGTTTTGTGTTGGTCCGCTAAGTGGTATCAAGGTGATCAGTTAATGTTCAGCAGTATCCTAAACGGTAAGAAGACTATGCTAAAGAAGATCCATAGTCTATTAGATGAATGCGATGCTGTGGTACATTACAATGGAACTAGGTTTGACATACCAACACTCAATAAAGAGTTCCTAGAGGCTGGTATGTCTCCTCCAGCACCCTACCATCAGATTGATCTACTTAAGACTGCTAGAAAGGAGTTTAGGTTTCCTAGTAATAAGTTAGACTATGTAGCGAGGGCGTTAGGACTAGGACAAAAGACTAAACATGAAGGCTTTGAACTTTGGATCAAGTGCATGAACAAAGACAAAGCAGCATGGGAAGTCATGGAGCAGTACAATAAACAGGATGTCATATTGCTGGAGAAGGTTTATGAGCGATTTCTTCCCTGGATTCGAACCCATCCTAACATCAGTGTCAACAAAGACCACCGAAGCTGTACACGATGTGCTAGTATCAATCTACAGAGACGAGGGTTTAGTACCTCACTCACAGGAAAGTACCAACGCTATCAATGTCAAGACTGTGGTGGATGGCAACAACAAAGAAGGAGTGAACCAATTGCTGCCGAAATACTCAAACCAAGCTAAACAGGTTGGTGGTGATCATTACAAGCAGACAACACTACAACCTTGGGATGTTATCTCAGCATGGTCGTTAGACCCTTGGTTAGCTAATGTTGTTAAGTATGTACAGAGACACCAACGAAAGAATGGTAGAGAAGATCTACTTAAAGCAGTACACTATCTGGAGTATGTGATTGAGAACTATGACTTAGTAAAGAGTAAGTATTATAAGGAGTGATTATGGCTTTAACGATTCTGGACTTATTTGAAAAACTTAAGAGACTGGATGAAATATCTTTACTTGAGATATTGAACATAACAGCGGAAGAACTGGTAGACAGGTTTGAGGACAGAATCGAAGCCATGTTTGACCAACTTGTTGACGAAATAGATGACACCGAAGAGGACGAAGAATGAAGTTAAATAACTACTCAAGTTTTATCCACAAAAGCCGCTATAGTCGTTTCATTGACGAACAAGGCAGACGTGAGAACTGGAGTGAAACAGTTGATCGCTACATGGGATTCATGAAGAAACAACTGTTAGACAAACACAAGTATGAGATTCCACAACACATCTACAAGACAGTGCATAAAGCAATCCTTAACATGGATGTAATGCCTTCGATGCGTTGTATGATGACTGCTGGAGAGGCACTTGAGCGTCAGAACATTGCTGGTTATAACTGTAGTTATCTGCCTATCGACGACCCTAAGTCCTTTGATGAGGCTATGTACATCCTCTTATGCGGTACAGGCGTTGGATTCTCAGTAGAGGCTAAGTATGTTAATCAACTACCTGAAGTCCCTGATCAGTTATTCGATAGTAAAACTACTATCGTGGTATCCGACAGCAAAGAGGGCTGGGCTAAAGCATTACGACAACTCATTGCTTTACTATATGCTGGAGAAATTGCAACCTGGGATGTATCCAAAGTTAGACCTGCTGGCTCCAGACTTAAGACCTTTGGAGGCAGAGCTTCTGGTCCAGAACCCCTCGTTGAACTATTCAAATTTGTTATTAGGAAGTTCCAAGCGGCCAAAAATCGTCGTCTGTCGTCCCTTGAATGCCATGATATTTTGTGCAAGATCGGGGAGGTTGTTGTTGTGGGTGGTGTGCGGCGTTCTGCGATGATCTCTTTAAGCGATCTAAGTGATGATCGTATGGCACACGCTAAAGCAGGAGCATGGTGGGAGCAACAAGGACAGCGTAGTCTTGCTAATAACTCTGCTGTATATGATGTAAAGCCTTCAGTAGGGCAGTTTATGCGTGAATGGTGTTCGATCTATGAAAGTCATTCAGGTGAACGTGGTATCTTTAACAGAGATGCATCGAAGAAGCAAGCAGCTATCAATGGTCGTAGAGATCCTAACCATGACTTTGGTACGAATCCTTGCTCAGAGATTATCCTACGTCCTTACCAGTTCTGTAATCTAACAGAGGTCATTGTTCGTGATACGGACACACTTCAAGACTTGATGTACAAAGTACGTGTAGCGGCTGTTCTAGGTACTTGGCAGAGCACAATGACTACCTTCCCATACCTACGTAAGATCTGGGAAAAGAACACCGCTGAAGAGCGTCTATTGGGTGTATCACTGACAGGTATCTATGATCATAAACTACTAAATGATCCTGATGATAAAGCGTTACCAGCAAGATTGGAGATGTTGAAAAATGAAGCAATCATTGCTAATGAAGTTACAGCAAATGCTCTTAATATCCCTGTCTCTGCTGCTATCACTTGCGTCAAGCCTTCTGGTACTGTGTCTCAGCTTTGTGGCACTGCTTCTGGCATTCATCCTCAACATGCCCAGTATTACATTAGGCGTGTACGATCAGATAAAAAAGATCCTCTCACGGCGTTTATGATCGAACAAGGTATTCCTAGTGAACCTTGTGTGATGAGACCAGATAGCACTACAGTGTTCTCATTTCCTATGAAGGCTCCTGAAGGTGCTATTACCAGGGATGATGTTGATGCTATATCTCATCTTAAGTTATGGCGTGTGTATCAGCTTCACTGGTGCGAACATAAACCTTCAGTAACTATCTCAGTCAATGAGAATGAATGGCCTACTGTAGGGGCTTGGGTATATGATAACTTTGACATCTGTACTGGTGTATCATTCCTGCCAATGGATGGGGGTACGTATAGGCAAGCTCCTTATGAGACATGCAGCAAGGAAGACTATGAAGCCTTGTTAGCTAAGATGCCTGTTGACATCAATTGGGATATGCTTAAGGAAAATGATGATAACGTTGAAGGTGCACAGCAGCTTGCCTGTGTAGCCGGTGTGTGTGAAATCTAAATAAAAAAAAAGACCCCTGCAAAGGGGTCTATAAAGGTCACTAAGGAAAACTATGCCGAATATCTATGGTTGGTCTTTTCTACCAGGGTTTATGTTAGGGATTTGCTACTCTGATGATTTTGTCGTAACTGACGAGGACAGCTCTGAGGTTCTTCTCGAAGGGTTCTTTGTCTTCGTTAACATCGCTATCTTTAGCTTTGTTATTGGATGGGCTAAGGAGGAATAATGTCGCCTCTGCTTCACGACGAAGAACAAGGCCTTTGGTTACTTTACCTGCTGCAAGATTCCAACGCTTTAGTTCTTGAACAGCTTCCTCCCATCGCTCTTGGTTTATTCTTGTTCGCATCGTGGATGATCGGAGCCTAGCTGGTCCTAAGTTGTAAGTCCAGCTAAGTATTGCAGCAGCTTTATTTTGGTGTTTCGTCAACACTGGACAGGCTTTGTAGACTTGAAGTAGGAACCTCTCTGCATCAAGTTCAAACAATTCCTGTCCTCTTTCTTTTGAGATCTCAGGATCATCTAAGGTAACCCTATCACCATTCTCATACATGGTTGATCCCCAGCCTATGGTGGGAACATTAGCACTGCACAGATAGGGTTTACTTCTCCAGCCTTCGAATCTCTTGATTAGTGGTTCAGCAATGGCGATTACTTCTTTGATTCCCATACCCTACCAACAAAATAGAACGATAGTATCATAGCCAACATACCCTCATCAAAATCCGTCCACCCTGTGATGAGCACATTAGTCCAGATACCATCTTGTAAGAAAGCTAAATACAAGCCTGCTACCTTTACAGCAGTGTAAAAGAATACAAACCAGTACGTCACTGCTGGTCTAACCAAAGCAGATAGTGATGCTACCCACTTCCAGGCTTTGCTATCAGACTCTGCTTGTTGTTTGAATGCTTCACCAATAGCATCTAATTCATGCTCTTGTAGACGTTGATGTCCCTGCTGTAGAGCAAACTCTGCTTGCATCTTAGCGATAGATACTTCAACATCTAACTTCTTCAGTTCATGCTCTCTTTCAAACTTCCTATCTAAGATCTTTAAGACCTCTGGAGCAAGACGAAAGACACCACCGATAAGAGCACCAATGAGTTCAAACATTACTGCATCCCCTCTGGCATGTTAGCCTGGATAGCTGGTGTAGCTCTTACAGCACCCATTGCAGCATCGTTGATTGCCATCTCTAGTAAGTTAACACCAAACTTCTGTGCTGACTTCAGTGCTGAGTTAACTTTAGTTAAATCTAAAGATCCATCAGCCTTTGGTGTGAAAGCTTGTGACAACTTCTTAACTTCTTGAGGATTAAGTAATAAAGCCTTAAGTTGAGCATCAGTAGCTTCTGCTGTCTGTTTTGCCCAGAACTTGGACAACAAGGATGTTACTACGTATGGTGCTGATGTAAACCGATCACGCACTTGTGATGCTATAGACTCTGGTGTAGTACCTGTTATACGCTCAATCTCTGTTTTAGGTACTTCCTGTACGTTAAACTTAACGTTAGCAGGATTGTCCGCTAATCTTTTAGAAGCTTCTGCTAAGCTCTCTACATTCTTGATGTACGTAGGTCCAAAGACTTTATCGTAGGTAGCCTTCCTAGTCCTGTCCGTCAATGCTGCAATAGGATCAGTAGCGGACAACACATCATCTAACATGAATGATCGTATAGCGTTGAGAGTATCCACGTTACTGCCATAAGTACGTAAGAACTGATCTACGTTAGCTGGTTTGCTGTATAGACCACTTACGATCTCTTGTGCAGTCTTGCCTTCTAGCTGAAGTAGCTTATTCTTTTTAGCTTCTGTGAAGGCATTGTTAATCTTTACTTTCTCTACATTCAATACATTAACATCGTTAACAGCATTTCTAATTGTATCTGCCCTGTCACCTAGCACAGATAAAGCAGGCTCTTTACTTTTTAACCATTTCCTAGCAGCGTTAACATCAATGACTCCGTCCTTAACTGCTGCTTTGTCAAAGTCTAATAAGAAAGCCTTTATTGCTAGATCAGCGCCTTCGTTCCCTGTAACATCCAAAAACTGAGTTATCGAAGACTTGTTCTTGGTAAGAATAGGTACGATTGCTTCATCAAACCTAGCCCTATCTATTTGTTTTATTGCCTCTTCGCTAAAAGGCTCACCAACAGTACTTTTATAAACAGCATCAGCATACTTATACCTTGAAGAAAACCCTTCAGGCAAAGAATAAATAACCTCATCTACTTTATCACGGAAGTTACCTAATATCCGTCTAGTATCTTCGTTTTTCGTTCTACGAAGTTGTAAATTAACTTCTCTTTTTAAGGAATCTAAGTCTTCAATAGAACCTGGACCTAATATCTTAAAAGGTTTGCCGTTTGGTTGTAATATTGATGCTGCTTGAGTAACTTTAGGTCTAAGATCTTTTTCTAGCTTAGTCCAAATAGAAGGGAACGTCTTTAATATATCAGCATTCTTTGTATCTTCTGCGTAAGTTAAGATGTCTTCTATGTTCTTTGCTGGAAAGTTAATATCATTTTCTCTAGCGAAGTTTAGAGCATCGTCATACAACGGACTAGTAACCTGTCTCGCAGCTATTTCTTTATCAACTAGTAATTTGTCAATAGATGCCCCTAGATCTTTTGTATCAGCAGTGGTAAAAGTAGACTTTTTAATTATCTCTTTGTTAAGAGCATCTATTCTACGAAGTTGAATCTTATCTAAAGGTATATCCTTAACAGTTTGTTGAATGACTGCATTGGCTGTTGCTGGTTGTCCGAACAATCTTGTAGCTCTTCCCTCTAAAGCCTGTTGAGCTTGTTCAAACTGTTGACCGTATTGACTACGGAATACAGGATCTCTGGCAGCTAAGCTCCTAACTTGGTCAACCAACACTGGGTTACTGTTTAGGATAGCCGTTGCTGGTAGTTGTACACCAGTAGTACGAGCTATCTCATCAGCTCTCTGGATGTTAGCGGCAATGTTAGGATCAGCATCAGCAGCAGCACGTAAGATGTTTTCTACAGCACCACTAGCTTCACGCTGTATTTCTTCCTCTGGAACAGTACCACTGAGACGTTGTTTAGCTTGTTGTATCTTAGGAGCAAACCTGTCATACCCTAGCTTAGCAGCTCTAAAGCCAAGCTGAGATTGTCCTAAACCACCAGTAATACCACCAGTTAAAGCACCTACAAACTGACCAGCATCACCAGCAATGTTCTGTCCTACTTGGCCACCAAACTCTGCTGTCATCCCTGGTATAAAACCTTGCAATACCCTAGCAACAATACCACCACCGCCTGAAGCAATGTTAATAGGAGAACCAGCAGACTCAAGACCAGCACCAACAAGACGTGATGCTTTATCAGGAGCAGGTATTTGCTGATAACCTACCGCTTGCTGTGTTCTTTGCTCTACAGGCTGAATAAACTGTTTTTCAATCTGTTGTGTTAGTCCTGGTTCTGCTGATGGAGTCTGTAGAGGAGCTTCCATACCAGCAACAGCTCTCATAATATCGGGGACAAACCTAGCTACAGTTCCTTTAGCAACATCAGTTAAGTATTGACCAGGAGTAACACCAGTATCTTGTGGTCGATTACGTTGGAATACCTTAGATAGTTCTTTAGGTGTTACACCAGCCTGTGTAGGTAGTGTAGCAGCAATCTCATCAATCTCATCGTCTGTAAGAGGTTTAGTAGTCCTTACAGTTCTACCGTTAATGGTATAAGTAGGCATTCTTATTCCTTAGGTTATTCAACAGTGTATACAGTGCCTGACTTTGTTGTTCTTTGTCCTGTAGTTGATAAAGGCAGTTCACCAAATCTTGTTGAGAAAGGAGGAATAACTTGATTTGGATCTACGTTTTTATTACCTTTCAACGCACTTCTTAAAGGAGTTGCAGTGTTTTCGTAATCTTTACCTAATTTGGCTCTTAAAGCACGTAACACAGTTTGTTGGTCTGATTTGGTAGCATCTGTTTTAGTACCGGACAAGAAATTAAGGATATTGTTGGCAATGCGTTCATCAAGAGAACCAGTATTAGCCAATGCTTTAATCTCGTCCTTAGCTTTGTTAGCGTCACCAAAGATTGAAGCAATTTGTTGCTCTAAGGCTCTAGAAGCAAAAGGAGATGATTGTTGGTTAAGTAAATTAATAGCAGTATCTAAAGTCGAAACTTGTTTAACAATTGGTGCAAGATCAGAATTAGCGCCACGTACAAAACCATACAAATCTTTAGTGTCGATATTGATGTTAGGTGTTTTACTTCTAACAAGTTTCTCGTATCGATCATTAACAACCTTTTTTTGCTCTTGCGTTAAACTGTAAAAATCTGTATCAAACATATCCTGAGCTAGTGCCTCCCTATCCTGACCAACTGAAGGAGGTGTTTTAGCTTTAGCTGTTGTCTTTGTAGTAATAACAGCATCAATTTCAGCAATACGCTGTCGTAGTTCTTCTTGCTCTAGTGGGCTGGTAGAATTCTGCATACGAGTACGTAAAGCATCTCTTTCAGCCTGTAGTGTTCCAAGCTCAGAGGGTTTAAGCTGACCAGCAGCACTAGCTTTAGCCTCACTAGCTTTTGCAGCAGCTTCAGCTTGTCCTACACGAGCACCAGCAAGAGTTATCTCAGCCTCTGCCTTACGTTTACCAAGAGCAGTCTTTTCCCTATCAGCCTCAAAAGCTTTAATCTGTGTAGCAGCACCGATAGCAGCCTGTGTAAGACCTCTAGCAGAAGCTTCTTTAGCGAAGATCTTGTAAGCCTCTAACGGATCATTACCATCCCACTGAGCAGCCACAGCAGCCTTTAGCTCTTCCATCTTCTTAGCTTCAGACAATGCAGGATCTTCGATACCGAACAAACCTGCTAAGCTTCTACCAGCTTGTGTACCTGACATAAGAGCACTAGCCCTTATACTCTGGAAAGGAGTTAATTGAGCCTGGGCTACTGCATTAGTTTGGTCTTGTTGTGCTTGTTGTCTTTGTATATCGAAAGCACTAGGACCAAATAAACTCATTTGTTGTTGTGCCATTACTGTTCCTTAAGGTAAACCAAGTATTTTAGAACCAGCATCAATTAGCTTTGAGTAGTCAATACCGTTAGGTCCAAACAACTGGTTAGCTACGTTTCTTCTGCCACCTACAAGAGCTGCTAAAGCTTCTTCGTCAGCTCTTAATTTAGCATTAATACCAAGAGCCTGAGCATTACCAACCTGTGTTAGACCTTGGGAGAATAGATTTAGCGGTGCTGTGATACCAGTCATAGCAGGTTGCATATAAGCATTAGTTTGTGCAATCCTACCAGCCTGAGACATCTGACCTAACTGACCAGATAACTGAGCTTGTTGTAGTGCTTGTTGACTAATCTGCTGTAGTGGTGCATAGGCTTGCTGTGCTTGGTTTAACAGTGTACCACGTTCACCTAATGCAAGGTTTCTAGACTGTACTTCTCTTTCTAGTTGCTGTCTTGCCAGTGCTTGTTCCAAAGCAGTTAACTCAGGTGCTGCTGTGCTTACTTGTTTACCTGCTACATCAAGACCAGAACCAAGTAAACCTAACCTACCTTGCTGACGCATACGCTCTTCAGTGGCTAGACGCTGACGCTGTGCTTCAGGTGCGGACAATGCAGCTAGTTTGTTGTAGTAATCCTTGCTGAGTTGATCTACGTTAGTCATCTCAGCAGCCTGTGCAGACTGAATAGCAGCTCTACCTAGAGGAGCCATCAGCATCTGAGCTGTGTCAGTAATGTTACTCTCTAGTTGTCCTGTCTGTGGATTAACTTTTGTGTTTACTAAGTTAGTGGATACACCATATGGTGTGAAGTCACCAACCATCTTTGATGCACGTTCACCGATGTTAGCTAATGCTGTACCAGCACCTAAACCTACATCACGGTAAACATTAAATAAGTTTGTTGATAACTTATCATATTCGTCTTGGCTTATCTGTCCTTGTTTACGTAGCTTATCAGCAGCATCTTGAATTAAGGATAAGTTAACACCAGAATTAACAAGACTACCAAGTGTTTTAGGATCTAATAAAGCTTTAGCTGCATCAGTTGTTGGTTTAATTGCGTTAGCTGCGTCACTTACTAAATTACTACCTACAGTAGCCCCTGTGCCGATAGTTGCTCCAGTGGTTATATTACCACCCCCACCAACAACATTACCAGTAGAGGAAACAGCACCTGTTGCGGCTGCGTCTGCGGCTGCTGTAGTACCAGCAAGTACGGAATCTGTTAATGATAAACCAGCAGCAGCATTACCAGAAGCTACTTCAGAAGCTAATGTAGCTAATTCAGCACTACCTGTCTGCATTAAAACATCAGCGTACGCTATAGAACCCGCATCCATACCAGCAGCAAACGGAATTACTTTATTGGCAGCGGCCCCCGCAGCTTCTAATGTTCCAGTTGCAGCACCTCCAGGAACAGCAGAGCTTAATAGTCCACTTGAAGAACCAGCAGCAGTACCACCAGCAGCACCAGCGGTTGTTCCACCAGCAGCAGTACCACCTACAGGTGCAGCAGTGCTACCAGCAGCAGTGGCAGCTTCAGTACCACCGAACAAAGAACTTATCTCAGGTATACTGCTTAGTCCAATAGCACCGCCAACAATGCCTAGTGCTTGTAACCAGCCTTTACCTTCAGAAGTATTAGGATCAGCAAGTCTTGTCGTTGTTGGTGTGCCATAAGCATCATACCGTTGAACAACAATCTTATCACCCTGTCGTCCGATAGCCTTCTCAACAGTGATGTCCTCGCCTTTGTCTAACTGACGGATATTACCTTCAGTACCAAAGTTTCGTTGTACACCACCTGTCAACAAAGTACCCATAGGTACACCAGCATCTAAGAAATACTGATGAACTTGATCTACAGGAATACCTGTGATGTTGGCTAAATCATTCGCAGTTGCTCCAAACCTCTGTGCAGCCTGTCTAATTGCTTCAGGGTTTCCTATATTACCTGCAATGACATTAAGAACTCCTAGCTTCTGTTCAGGAGTTAAGTTCATAGTGGTAGCCATTAGTGATTCCTATCAAAAATGATCATACTGTTCTTCCAGTTTTGAAGAATACATCCATCTGTTGTATGGACAGTACATCAGCACTTACGTTAGCTTCGATACCTACTTGGAACACTCTACCATCGTTGCTAAGTTGTGCTTTAAGTATGTTGATTGCTTTGGTTGTACTGAAGTATTCAGCAATGTTAAACTCAGACACATTATACTCTGATTGTGTTGTGCTTGGTATTACAGCTAACTCAGCACTTTGATAGTTAGAAGTGTAGTCTGTACCCCATTTTAAAAATACTTGAGTCTGCGAACCACCAATAACCAACATAGATAACTTCTTAAGTATCTTCAGTATTGATGCGTTACCAGCATCTAAGTGAGAGGTATAGTACAAGAACCTAATTGTTGTACCATTGTCAGAGTAACTAGCAGCATATTCACCGATGTAACCAGCTCTGCTGATATATAGCTTTCTATCTCTTGTAGACAGTAAAGCCTTTGGAGCTAGTGTCCACGTAGTTACTTTACAGGAACCATCCTGTAGACGTTGCTTGAGATCTAAGCAGTAGGAAAGTTCTCTAGTTGGTAAACTAAGTAGATAGAATCCAGACTTCTCATAGAATACTGATTTGATGTTCTCGTTGTCTTCGTTGATAGCGATGTCACTGATTAGATCATCCCTAACATTCTTTGATACATCAAACAAAGGTGCTGACTTCTCTTGAATTGTTCTACCGAGGCTACGAACCCCTGTATCACTAAGGAAGAAAATATCTGTTCCGACATCCTGAATGGAGTCTCTAGCAATGCATCCAACACCATCAATAACCTCTACTAAGGTAAGATTAGAAGCTGGATCTGATGCAGCTCCACTATAGATGATCAGAGACTTCTTACAGAATATGATTAGGAAGCCATTAAAGGCTGCTAGGCCAACGATTGAGTCAGTACCGTTAGTGAATACATTCTCAATGTCTAAAGAGCCTGAAGTACCTCCATTCCATTTGTAACCGATCAACGTATCAGACCACCATATCGTAGTCTTGTTCGTTGATGTATCTGCTACCCATAAACGACCATAAGCAGCTAAGACTTCATTAGCTAACTGTACAGTACCTGAGTAGCTAGGGTGTGCGGACACTAAAGTCCATGTGTTACCTGCATGATCATAGATCAGTGGATTATGAGCACGTTGGAAGAAGTATGTATGGTCATTGAAGTTAACTGCTTTCCAGTTCTGTGCTGTCCATGTAGCAGAACCATCGTAGACCTGAGTCAGTGTTGTTGTACCTGTGTAGATACGGTTGTTACCAATAGATACAATCTGTGTTGTACCGTCTTGTTTAACTACTTCATGGAGTAGCGTAGGTTCTGTGCTGTTGTATCCTGCTGATGTATTGACGTTGTCCCAACCACCACGACAAGCAATACGACCAAACTGATCAATAACAGCATTCTCTGCTTTCAGTGCAAAGTCTTTAGTAATAGCTACTGAAGAGTCTTGTGTATTAAGACCAGCAAAGCCAGGAGCTACGATACTAACTGACCGTAACTCAGCAGCCATTATACCCACTCCCAGGTTGTTTCATCACCGTATCGCTCTGCTTCTATAGAGATATAGGATGCTACTGCCTTACGATACAAATCAGCTTGTTGTTCGCTTAGACGACCACCATCTTCACCACGTTCATTGATAGCACGTAGTAAAGCACCTTGAATCACTAACTCTGAAGGGACATACAATATGTCAGTGCTAGCGGACAAATCAGCCTGTGGTACAACACAGTCTACTTTAACAGTCAATGCTGACGTTGGGATAGGCCATAGATCAATAGTAATAACACCAGTAGATGATGTGCTGTTACCAATAGAAAAATAAAAAGGATCTCCATTCACTGATCCTTGAAGGTTAATCCATTCATGCATCTGATTCTGTGTAGCTTGCTGAAGATCTCTCTTCAGTGATGGTATGTAAACTACTAATAACCTAGACCTAGGATTAGTACCAGGGATCTCATAGTTCTGTGTACCATTGACAGTAGTGATTGTCTTAGTGGTACGAAGTACAGACCAGTTCCATGCATCTTCAACTTCACGTTTAGCTTCGTTAACAAAGTCACCTACTAACTTAACATAAGTTGTGTCAGTAACAGAGGCTGCTTCAGTCTCACGAAGCCTACGTAGTACACCATTAACACAATCTAAGAATGTAGCCATTTAGATCACCATTTAATTTTATCAGCCCAGAAGGCCGCTGACATCTTCCCTTTAGCAATATTCTTTGCGTGGCGAGCTTTAAAGGCTTTATTCCTAGCAGATCCTTCAGGAGAACCTTTAACACCTTGTTGACCAAAACGAATCGTCTTAACTTGATCACCGTCCTTTGCTACAACAATGTGAGATTTCGTAGGATGCCCTGGTGTTCTTTTAGGTTGATTATATCCAGAGACTCCTGCTCTTTCCAGCCTTGAATCTTTCTTCATTTCTTCTTCTTAGGCTTTGACATACCAGCCTCTGACAAAGCGATAGCAACTGCTTGTTTACGAGACTTAACTACAGGACCGCCTTTACCGCTATGTAGAGTACCTTCTTTGTACTCCTTCATAACTTTACGTACCTTAGCGGGTTTAGGTTTCATGACGGATAACCCATCTTACGTTCTTTAGCCTTCATAGACTTAGATTCTTTCTTCTCGTGCATCTTCTTAGCTTTCTTCGATGCGTACTCTTCAGCTTGTTTTTTACCTTTAGCTGTATAAGGAAACTTCTTATCACCTACCATCGGCATTTGTTTTCTCCTTGTTCCTACGAAATATAGACTGAATGGTATCAGTTTCCCAGATACGAATAGCTGTCCACACAATAGTGAGGATTGCAGCAATAGCTGGTAATAAATTAGCCAATGTACCTACAACCGTAATGATTGAGACAGCGTCTCCTAGCTGCTTAGCTTGTTCGTCTAGGTGCATAGCCATGCTATTACTCTGACAAATTTAATACTTGTTGTTGGAGAGCTTGAATCTGTAGTAGTAGTTCTTCTTTGGTAGGTTTAACGATTTGTTCTAGCACTGGTGTTGGCTCTGTAAACACACCATCTATGTAACCCCAACCAGGACCAGCATTCGGACAAGGAACCCATCCATTTGTAGCTGCTGTTTGTTCATCAGCTATGACAACATTAGTAACAAGGTGGTTTTCAATAATTGCGTATCTCATGTTGATCACCATGTATAAACACGAACTAAACCATCACCGCCTCTACCGCCAGCACCTGATGTACCTGAACTTGTACCGACAGCACCTCCACCACCGCCTCCAGCAGCTTTTCCAGCATCACCACCACTTTGTGCAGTGCCTCCGTTTGATGCGTTACCGCCCCCACCACCAAAGAAATAAGTTGTTGTACTAGAGCCAGCACCAGCACCTCCACCAGCCTCTCCTGTTTGAGAGCCTCCTGAACCACCTCCTCTATTAGTAGAATCAGAGTTTCTATGGCTTCCACCACCTCCTCCTCCGGCTCCTCCTTGATAAGATGATCCTCCATCCTCTCCTTGACCTGCGCCACCTCCACCCGCATTGTTTGCAGATCCACCAGCACCACCGCCAAATCCACTGCTTCGTTGAGCATTGGTGCTTGTATTAACAGCACCACCAAACTGACCACTGTATGCTACACCACTAACATATGTATTAGGTAATGCTCCCGTACCTAAAGTACCACCGCCTGCTCCACCAGCTCTATAGGTATTACTTTGACCTGCGCTGCCAGCACCGCCACCATAACTTATAAGTAAAGAACCAAAAGAAGAATTACCACCAGCAACACCAGCATTACCAGAACCACCAGATACAGCAGCTCCTCCTGTACCACCTGCTCCAATCGTAACGGATACTGTGGAGCTTAAATCACTTGCCTTAAACAATCTAAATTTATAAGCCCCTCCTCCACCACCAGCTCCTCCATTAGGCTGTCCTGGTACAGAGCTAGTCTCTACAGTACCACTACCACCTCCTCCACCAGCACCCCAACACTCAACCATAACAAACTTAGCACCTGACGGTTTAGTCCATGTACCTGATGAAGTAAACTCTTGATAGTCAGATCCTGGTGCTGTTCCTGAAGACCATGTAGACCCTGTTGATAACAATACATTACCAGCAGTACCAGCACTTATAGTAACTAAGGCTCCTGAACCATTACCAATTAAAACAGATCCAGCAGTAGCAAACGAAAGACCAGTACCGCCATCGCTAACAGAAAGATCTGTTAATAAATTAGTTATCGTTCCGCTAGCGAAAGTTGAATCTGAAATAACTAATCCAGTAGCTGTACCAGAAGCAGCATCTAACTTCGTAGCAATAGCTGTGGCAATATTATTGTACTCAGTATCGTGCTCAGTACCTTTAATAATCTTGTTTGCATTACCACTCGGTAGCGAGTCTTTTGCAGCAAAGTTAGTTGTCTTTGTATAGTTAGACATGCTAATCAATCCTCTTTGGTGTTCTTACCCTTTTGGACCTTTTCAGTTTTCTTTTCTTGTTCTTCTTTTACTTCTTCATAATCTGGATGTCTACGCATCTCAGCAATATCAAACTCATACTCTACGTTGAGTAGGTTGTTAGACCAAATACATCTGAATGTAGCCATTGTGACCTCTATATAAAAGAGAAGCTGCCGAAGCAGCCTCTCTAGTGCTTCTAATTAGCTAGGAATGATCAGAGCAATACCAGCATCGTTACGCAGCTCTGCAACACCATACAGCGTGTCAGCAGTGTACAGCGTAGCGAGATACTCTTGCTTGTACTGAGCCTGTGAGCGAACAGCCATCTGCTCTGCAAGGACCAATGCATCCTTGTGGAACATCAAGCAAGCACGAGGAGCTGTACCAGAAGAGGCATAAGCAGTGTCAGCGTTGCTGCTAACAAACACTTTAACACCGTATACATCACCGATCTGACCGTTACGGATGGTGTTATTACCACCTTGCTCACCAACAAAGGCTTGTTCGGTAAAACGAGCAAGACCCATCATGGTGTTACGAGCAACAGGAGGAATAACGAAGTAACGGCTATCCTGAGGTACGTTAGCATCGTCAAGACGCTGGATCGTACGACGAATAGCAGCATCAGTCAATGCAGTTGCGTTACCAGCACCAGCACCACCAACGAAGGCTGTAGTACCATCACCACCGATGTAGGCAGTGGTTGTACCGGACACACTGTAGTCACCAGTAGCACCAGCGGCATGAGAGCCATTGAACAGACGACCAATCTGAATCAGATCAGTGTCAACCTGTGCTGAAAGAGCATAACCAGCATCTTCAGTGTAGAAACGACGAAGTGAAGCAAGAGCCTGAACTTCAACGATGTCCTCAATCAAACGTGAGTATTCATAGTGCTTGTTAATGGTAACCTGCACTTCAGACTCAACGTTAGCCTGAATGGTAACAGCCGTGTTAGCTGCTTTAGCGGCTGCTGAACCACGGGTAGGACTAGGAATGTGAAGCGTATCACCTTTCTTACCACGCATCGTCATCTTGTTGACGAGGTTCGCCATAACAAGATTCTTTTTGTAGGAAGCGATGATTTCATCAGACCAAATCTCAGGAATAAATTTATCTGCGTTGGTCTTGTTGACAATGGAGGAACTACCTCCAGGATAAGCTGCTGTAGCCATTTTAAATTTCCTTTAAGTTTAGGTTATCGAACCCTACCTTCGTTATAGGCTGAGATGATGTCATCTTGTAATGCCATATAACGCTCAGGGTCAGTCATTTGGAGCCGAATAAGATCTGCTCGACGATAAATCTTCTTGCTCGTTTCACCAGTAGCACCATCAACCGCTACCGTAGCTGCTTTCAAGGTTTGATCTCTTTGACTCTGTAACTGCTGTGCTGCTTGCTGAACAGTTTCCTGTTTAGCTTTCTTCAATGCTTTGAAGTTAGACAGTAGTTCATGAGCTGAATCATAATCAAATTGTTTGTCCGCTGCTAGGTACAATCTTTGACGTACAGGTGACTCATTCACCCAGGTAGCAAATTCAGGATCAGTAATGACCTGTGTATAATCTGGGTGCGATTGAGCTAGCCTGTTTGCAGTTTGCATCCTTGCCATCTGTGCCGCAGCCTGTTGAGCTTGGACAACTGCTGGATGGGATTCAACTGCTTTGTTAACTGCCTTAACAGGATCGGCAAAAAAGTCAGTATCATCTTCGATAGCTTTAGCAGGTTGATCCTGCGGTGTGATTTGCCTTTTGATGAGTTCATCAGCTAACTTACGAACTTCTCCAACTTCCTGTGCTTGACGACCAATTAGCTTTTCAGCCTCTTGATGCATCCTTATGATGTCATCTAACGATTTACCCTTATACTTCTCAGGGATCGTAGGTTCTTCCTGAGTTGGTGCTGCTTCAGTCTTAGCCTCTACAGCTTGAAATTCATCGTTACCTACTTCTTCATCTAGAGATTCTACAAATTCAGCCATCTGCTTCTCCTAGTCGGGTATAACCCAATTGTTAGGAATTAAAAAGAAATCTAAGTTATCCCTCATAGTAGGACTTAGATCTTGCTACGTTTGCTGCCTGTTCATGGACTGTTGCCCATCGATCATGAGCGGTTGGAAAAGCACCTGTGATGCCTTCCAATTTACTCCTAGGAGCTGCTAACTTACGATGTGCTAACAAATCACAGTACGGGCACTGCACACTACTTACGGAACTATCAACGAAGTGTTCACTTACGTGATGGTTCTCACATTCAAAATCATTTAGTATCCTCATTGACTAAATCCTCATAGGCTTTTTCCCAAACTTCATGCATCGTTAGGAGCCAATCTAAAGCTTTTAGTTGACCTTTACGTTCTTGTAGTTCTTCTCCACTAGAGATAGTGGTTATGTCCGCTACTGCGTCTCTGTACTCTTTAGCGTCTTCCAATAGAGTTTTCCATCCTGGATGGCTCATGAGGTCGAATCGCTCTTCGTAGTATCTTAGTAACTTAGTAGTATCCATTGTTGTTATTTTACCACATCTTTATGAATTTGTCAAGCATGTTTTTACATATTTGTCAATACCCAGTTAATATTTTCTTCATCCCATGAATACATCTGACCATCTGTAGGCATTGCTACAGGTGCTTCCCAAAGACAAGAACCAGCGTTTAGCACCCAACTAGCAAAAGGTTGCGGTGGGATAAAAGCATCTCGCACTGCATCATAGGTGTATCCAATGCCTGCGTAGTTCTTTCTGAATGGTGTACCGTTAGGATGCTGACCGCCTTGGGTGTTGTAGCTTGTGCGCTTACAAGGTTGCCCTCGTATCTCAGCGTATCGTACCTCCCAGTCAATACCTTCTTCGCCTTCGTCCTTGCCGACAATGACTTCGGTAACGATGTTGTTTGCGTCTAAAAAAGCGTAGTGAGCCATTATGCCTCCAGCCGTAATCCAGTTAAATCAACTTCTTCCCCAATCATGCCGACAGGGAAGGTGTTAAACGATAGAGAAATTCTAGTTTCTTCGCCTTGAACTTGCGGAACCATATGTTGCGCTGACGAAGGAAACAGAATTAGCTTGCCTGTTGTAGCTTCAAACCACCAAGACTCGGAGTTGTACTGGTTCCACTCTAGCGGAGGGAATTTGATCTGTTGATACCCATCACGGTAGAAGTAAATCCTGTCATCAGGATTGGTCTGCACATAGAACACACCTGAGACGTAACTATTGGGATGTGCATGTTTGTGATGGAATTGCCCTGGCTCCGAGTAGTTGCACCAGCTTTGCGTAACTCTAAGACTGACATCGTGCTTAGGGTTTGCTGTTGCCTTAAAGTATTCAGATACGCAATCTTCAATCCATGAGCGTAACCCTGTCATAACCGGATCACGCAGCACAAAGTTATTGGTTGAGGTTGTATTGCCCATGTTAGGACGGGTTTCAAGCTCACGGACAAAGAACAGCTCCTCATCCGTAAGTTCCCTTCCTAACTCAAAGAATCCTACGGGCGTAGGAAATAAATGGTGCATATTCATGCCCAGCTCACATTGCCTGTTCCGGCTGTAAAGGTTGTTATGTTGTAGCCACCAGAAGTAGATGTTGTGTATGTCAATCCACCACCTGGGTTAGAGATTGTGAGTGTTGATGGGTATTTAAGGATGACTACACCAGAACCACCTGTTCCTCCAGATCCCTCGGTAGCCCCTCCGTTGTAACCACTTCTTCCACCGCCACCTCCACCAGTATTGGTTCCACCATTAAATGGTGAGCCTGAGCCAGATTGGTTGTAGTCATATCCTTTACCACCACCTCCTGAACCACCTGCCCCACCTGTGCTTGACCATCCTGCGCCACCACCGCCACCTGCGTAAGTTACAAGCGATCCAGAAATTGATGAATCACCTCCGGTACCTCCATTACCACCTTTTCCTATGTTCGGTGCAGCCTGACCGTTGGCCCCAGCTTGACTAGCACCACCACCGCCACCTGCTCCGCTTGCTGCCGCAGGAGCCTGATTATTGCCACCACCGTACCCTTGAACCGCCGGGCCTGGAATTGATGGGGTATTTCCGTTTCCTCCTGCACCTCCTTGACCTCCGCCACCTCCTGACCCACCATTTCCGCCGGTCGTTGAACCCGTACCTAGTACCTGTCCGCCTCCGCCGCCACCATTTGATGTAATGGTATTAAATACAGACGGTGAACCTTGGGTCCCATTTGGGCCTAAATGAGTTCCGGCAGCACCTCCACCGCCAACTGTCAGTGTGTAGTTCGTAGATACGGAAAAGCCTGAAAAAGTACCCGTTCTAAAACCACCCCCGCCACCACCACCAGCGTAATAAGACCCACCACCGCCACCCCCGCCAGCGACAACCAAGTATTCAACGCTGAACGCAGGGCCAAACTGCACATTACCCGTACCTGCTGTTACCTGCGTAATAGCGTAACCACCAGAAAGGCTTGTACTGTAAGTAAGACCACCACCAGGATTGGAAATAGAGTAAGCGTCTGAGTATTTCAGAATGACAATGCCGGAGCCACCTGCACCCGCCGTACCACCACCACCGCCTCCACCGCCGCCAAAGTTATCCATCCCAGGTGTTCTATTTGTTGAAAGATCGGAACCATTACCTCCGCCGCCACTTCCACCTGCCGCTGCGCCGCTTGAATTACCAAGATTTGCTCCACCGCCACCACCTGCATATGTAACAGATGAACCAGTAATAGAACTTGCTGCGCCAACACCACCAACCCCGCCACGTTCAGCAGCTTGCGAACCACCTAATCCTGTTCCCCCAACGCCACCCGCGCCACCGCCACCACCCGAACCACCCCAACCAACCCCATAGCCACTTCCGCCATCATATCCTTGCGAAGGTGTTACGGAAGGTGTATTTCCTAAACCCTTGTTGTTTGTTGCATCTCTACCACCACCACCACCTGAACCACCGTTTCCGCCATTTCCTGGAGCAGTCCCGCCAGTCCCACCACCACCTCCACCGCCTGCGGATGTAATGGTATTGAATACGGAACTAGACCCTTGCGACCCAGGTTGATTTGGCTGAGTTCCGGCAGAGCCACCAGCACCAACAGTGACTGTTATGTTTGTTGCTAAATTTACAGCAGGATTGGTGCCTGTTCTAAAACCACCACCACCACCACCGCCGCCTGCATAAGAATAACCGCCAGTATTTGCGCCACCACCACCGCCACCAGCAACAACAAGGTACTCAACAGCGATAGACGATGGGGCGCTAACAGCATACGCCGCTGCAATCATTGCACTTAATGCGCCAGCCATATTAGGTCACTCCTGCGCCAGAAACATACCAAGTATCTGTAGCCACTTTAAGTAACGTAGCCATTCCCTTTGTTGCTACTGTCCTGTTACCTGTTGCTCCGTTAGCAAGCTGGAAAGTAACACCAGCACCAGATATTGTTAGGTTCCCTGAATTGTTGTTGACAACAAGAATGGTTGTTCCTACGTCAATGGCTGTTGTTGCGTTGGTGTTAACCGTTAGCGTTGCTGTCGATCCACCAGTAAAGTAGATATGCTTTCCTGCGTCACTAGCAGCAACTGTTGTATTTGTACTTTGTGGAGCACCAATGTAACCAACCTTGTTAGTTCCGTCTACTGTACAACTTGATAGTGTTCCAGAAGAAGGTGTTCCTAGCGCACCTCCAGGAACTACATAATCAGTACCAGCAGTAGCGGCAGATATTGCTGTACCATTACCTTTTAAAACACCTGTTATTGATGTTGATAAAGTAATTGCTGGTGTTGATGAAGCATTAGCAACTGTTCCTGCTAAACCATTAGCTGAAACAACGGACACAGTAGTGACAGAACCACCGCCAGCAGCAGAACTAAACGTTAAATTGCCTGATCCGTCCGTACTTAAGAACTGACCATTTGTTCCATCTGTGGCAGGTAACGTAAATGTTGTGCTAGAAGAAGTATTTGCTGACTGTATCGTAGTTGTTCCAGTACCGCTTGCATTACCCTGGACTTTGAGATTACTCACTTTACTCTCCTAAAAACCAAGAACAACCCAACGCTCATCTGTTCCTACAGTTACTGAAGCATTTGAGTTAATTGTTACAGGACCAACGCTTAATCCGTTGTAACCGTCTGTTATTGTATAGTTAGATGATATGGTTCGTAGGTTTTCTAATATTGTACTAGAACCACCACCTCCACCACCTGTACCATTCGCTGCTGATGTGATACGACCTTGTGCATCAACAGTGATATTAGCGTTGGTGTATGAACCTGCTGTAACTGCTGTGTTTGCTAAGTTAATGGTTCTGTTAGCGGACAAATCACCACCACCAGACAACCCAGTACCAGCAGTGATTGTTGTTGTTCCTACCGCATAACCAGCAGAGGCATGATTACCCCATCCATAAGCAGTATCCCAATCAGTTTGCTTTGATGTGGTCGGTATTGCATAACCGGCTGTATACGATACTGCTAACGTACCTGTTGATGTTACTGGTGATCCTGTTACAGTTAGACCAATAGGTACTGTCATAGCTACTGATGTTACTGTACCATTACCTGACAAAGCAGCAATGTTACTAAGGGTTGTCTTTACTGTGTTACCACCCTGTACAATAGGTACAACTTCAGTACCAGCCAGTGCTGATGCATTTGATAGTGCTGATATCTTTATGTCAGCCATGTCTACTCCATGATAATGTAGTCACCAGCTTCTGTGGTGAGGAAATCACCGTTTTCAGTAGCCAGGATGTTCGCAACACTAAGCCAACCAAGTAAGTAAGTAAACGATGCTTTCTTCCATTGTCCGTCTTGTCTAACAAGAAAATATTCTGGTACAGGGTCTTCAGTGGCGTCAGGTAAACCATCTAGTCCAAACTGCTGTGTATTCTGAATGTATATGTTGTCCTTGGACTTAGAAGTCTGTGGTAACTCACCAGCACTGACTTCAATACCATTAGACAGTTTAAGTACCAGTGAGTTGTCAATGTCAATGTAAGCATCAACAACAGATACACCATCCTTACCTGCTTTACCGTCTTTACCATCTTTACCATCAACACCATCTCTACCATCTTTTCCTGGTAGTCCGTCTTTACCAGGATTACCTTTTTCACCTCTTGGACCTTGTTTACCTTGTGGTCCTTCCAGCTTAATGATGGTATCTGCTTTGGAGTCTAACTCACTTACTTTTTTCTTTAGCTTACCAACAACAGCAGCGAGCTGTAGTAGCTTTTCCTCATCCATGATTACTCACCAAGAGCGTCATTGAACTGCTTATCAACTTGCTTTTTAGTCTCCATCTGCATCTTGGCAATGTTTTCGTTACTCTTAATATCTTCTTCCTTCAACATCAACTCAGCAATCTTGATTCTGCGTTGGAATTCACGCTCTGCTGAGTCATCGTTGTTAGGAAGGTTCTGAGTGGCTGCATTAACGATCTTAGCTCTTACCTCTTCAGGCATTAACTGAGCCTCTATCGTCACTTTCTGAGCCTCTGCTGCTGCTTTCTGTGCTCTAGCTTGTTTTTCCTGTACAGTAGCCTGTGCATCAGCCAATTGAAGCTGTGTAGCTTGCTGTTGAGCCTGTTGTTGCTCAGGATTTGGCTGTGTTAGCTGCTGAAGTTGCTGTAGTAAGCTCTCACGGTTAGGTAATGATGAGTATTCAACGATTCCTTGCAGCAATAACGGTACGATAGGACTGTTTGGTCCTAACGTAGACATCATTGCCATCATTTGAGCCTGTTCAAACTCTCTAGCAACCATCCCTAACGTACCTGTTGGGATAAATTCAAAGTCTTTTACAGGATAACGGTCAGGAGCAAACTGCATATACCGCCACGCAGCCTTCTGTACGAACGGAATAAGGAAATCTTCTTGGAAATTCACTAAGGAACGCTTATTCTTCTTGATGATACCGCTAACAGCCATCGCTAAACCAGCCGCTGCTGCATCACCACCACTGACTTGAGCAGGTAAATTAGCTGTATCTAGCGTACCTGTAGCCTGTAGCATCATTCTTTCGAAGATTTGAGCTGTTTCGATATTCGATTTGTCCGTAACACCAAACTTAAATGGTTGTAGGATCTCTGCTGGATTACCATTGACAAGGATATTCTTCCCTGGTTTGATTTCAAACTTCTGTCCACGAGGTAATCTAGAGGCATCTATAGCCATCATAGGAGCTGCTGTAAGCCCTAAAGAGTCTACATGGCTACGAATCTGTGCATCAACAGCCTTTTGCATGTTGTAGGCCTTCTCAGCCGTTCCACGACCCCAGAAACGACCAGGAACGCTATCAGCTTGGTAAGCAACAACAGATCTGTCTTGCATCATGAAGGGGTTTTCTTCAGATTTGAGAAGCACTTCACCGTTACCGATGACAATCAATGCCTCTACCATGTCTGAATACTTCTCGTCATCTTCAATGAGGTTATCTTCTGGGTTATCCAGTAGCTTCTTAGGTACTAAACCATAGTAACGAAGTAAGAGAACCTTATCATTCTGGTAGTAAGTTAAGTCTTGATTAGGCTCTAAGTCAGTGTCTAAGGCTGCATCGCCTAGATCAGCGGACATATAAACACCATCTTCCATGCCTTTAATGACAGCATGACGACCTACATACTCTTCAATAGCACAACCCATAGCATCATCAATGCTGGTTGCGTTAGGATCAACTAAGAAGTTCCTAGGATTGATAGGCTTTAGCTCTACCGCTACACGGACATTCTTGTTAACACCGATCATTGCCAATCCAGGCTGTGCTGTAGGCTGTGTTGCTGGTGCTAGATGTTTCTTCTGTTTAACAATGATCTCACCGATACCAGTACCGTAGATCTCTGCTAAGGTCATGATCTGACCAATGTTCTTACGTACTTTATCTTTCTTGAAATCTTCGGACAACAAGGATTTCATCTGTTCAATGTCTGTCTTTTCTGTGTCAGAAACATCATCACTGATGTCAAAGAAGACACCTTTAGCGAATACTGCTTCCTCAAGATCAGCTTGTTTGTTGTCTACTGCTTGCTGTAGGGCAGGGCTAATAAGCCTTGAACGCTCTGTATCCCTTGTCTTATCTTCATCAGCCCATAAGCCACGCCAGAGACGCTCATACTCGTCCCAGCGATCCATGTAATTCTCATCCCTATAGTTACGCCAGTCATTACAGCGATCCATGACGAAAGCTACTAGGGCATTCTGAGGTGTGATTTCAGATTCAAATTTCATTGTCACCAACCTATTGTTGTGTCTAGGACTTCGTACTCTTCTTCATTCAAGTTCTGATTCCAATCTGCTACTTGTATCTGATCAATGTAGCTCACAGCATCAATTAAGTCATCATGAGTCTTACTATCAGGGAACTGCATCAGTTGATCAACAAACTTGTTATTCCAATCAGCTTCATTCAGTACAATCCTACCGTGTTCAAATCGTCCTTGTAGTGACCAAACAATCCTATCTGTCTTCTTCTTATTACCGTGTGTTAGTTCTTCAATACGAGGATAGTAGTTTAATCTCCTCATCAGATCATTCATATAAGGCATTACTGCATTCTTCAATGCACCTTTCTCAATCCCTACAGCATTGACTCTGTAGTCCTTAGCAGCCTTTAGAATCCTTACTGCTGTTTCTCGGACATCCCATCTACCATACTGTATGTCAGCTACCCACCAGCCTTTAGTGTTGACCTTAACAATGGCTATCGCTGTTTCATCCAGTTTAGAATTCTTCGTCTTGTTCGTCTGAGATGAATCCGTAAAACCACATAGATCCACCGCAATGAAGTAGTTACCGTCTTCAGGTTCTTCGTCACTGATCTTAATCCATTCATCTTTAAAGATCTCCGACTGCGCAGCCTCAAACGATGCCATGAACTCTTGTCTAAAAGCAAAGCTAGACATTGATCCTCTAGCAGCTTCAATCTCTTCAGGATCTAACAATGGATTATCAAAGCTAGTGAAGTGCCATGCCTTGTAATGTTGATCCTTACCGCTATCACCTAACTTGTACAGTTCATAGAAATGGTTTCTACCCATTGGTGTTCCTATGAACATTGCTCTACCCTTCTGATCCGCTAAAGCAGGTCTAAGGATTTGTTCGAACACCTGTGGCTTCATGTCTGCATACTCATCCATCACTAAGTATTTAAGACTAACACCACGCATTGTTTCTGGTCTATCTGCACCCTTTAGCGATATCATTGCTCCATTCACCAACGTAATCTGCATGTTATTGACATGACTACCTTTGATGACCGTATGACCTAGCTCTAACAGCGTAGTCCACATAATATCTCTAGCTTGTCCCTGCGTTGGTGCTACATACCAGATATGACCTTTATCTGACTGTAGAGCCTCTATAATCAGTGTCCAAGCTGCTAACCTTGACTTACCTGTACGTCTACCAGCAGCGATGATCTTAAACCTTACAGGGTCTTTAAAGACCTCTTGTTGCCACGGTAGTAGAGCTACTGTTAGATCACTCATCGTCTTCTTCTTCGTAATCTATCAAAGTAGTTTCTACGTCAACAGGTTCATGCTCAATCATCTCTACTGGATTGTCATTTACTCCAGTGATGTTGATGGTAATGGCTCTAGAGCCTCCACTAGCACCTTTATCCTCAAAGTAACTTACTGGCAACATCCTATCAACACATAACTTTAGTGCTGCCATCTGATCCTTATCCTCATCATTCAGAGCCTTATGCACTATCTTCCTGATGATAGCCTGTGAGTGTGTCAGCAACAGCGAAGCTGTTAGTTCTTTAATCCTTGCTGCTTCACCAGGAGGTCTACCTCTTTTAGCTCTTTTGATGTACTTCTGTACTTCTTCTTTCTTTGGTCTTCCTCTTTTCCTTTTTTTCGCAGGCACTTTCTTTTCTTCATTGACTGCCACGACATCCTGGCTGACCGATGAAGGTAGCGAACAAAGATCAGATATAACTTCAGTTTTAATTTCGGACATCACTACCTCTATATAGTTTCTCTGCCGGAAGGCAGGACTGTAAGGTGTATATAATTTTATGTATCTACAATGTAGTGTATGACGATAAGTTATATGTCTACTATTATTTAGTTTTTATACGATGTTTTGTTCATAGCCTACATAGAAGTATCTATTCTAGCATATTTTTAAGAGTTTGTCAAGTTATTTCTTCATATTCAGTGCAGAATCTGTGTTTGAACCAGTGCAGATCATATGCAAGAACCATACCAACATAGGCTATGGCGGGACTCCATTAACATGGTGTCTTAGGCTCCGCAGAGGCTTTATAGATAACCTATTGATTCTAAAGAGATTTCTTATTAGTAATGAATTATCATTAGCATTGTCTATTTTGTTCTTTTTTGAGGCTATAGAGCTTTCCTATTTTGCTCTTTTTTGAGGCTAGGTAGCACCACAACAATTTACACTACAACTCCACCCCTCCCCCTATGTTGATAACCTGTGGATAACTATGGTGTTATCTGTGGATAACCTGTTAGTAACCTGTGGATAACTCTGTATATCTCACAATGTGAAATGTTGTCTGTGGATAACTGTGCAGAGACTGTGCAGAGACTGTGCAGAGACTGTGCAGAGACTGTGCAGAGACTGTGCAGAGACTGTGCAGGTATGTCGATGAAGCACCACATAGAGACACTTGATTGATCTGTGCTGGATCTGTGCCATGACCGTTTGTCGGACAAATCCACCGTTCGTCTGTTATTTAGGCTTTTGAGCACACAAAACAAACAAAGTCGGTACAATGCACTTCGCAGCACACACAAACAAACAACCTAGGAGCAAACAAATGCAAAACACAGTAAACATCGTCGAAGTTTTTTCTGGTCTTGATGCAAGAAAAGCAGAGGCACTGGCAACAATTGCAAAATACAGTGAAGCAGATCGTTCAGAAGCCAGTAGAATTGCCTTGATTTATGACCGTTGCGATCAAACCTCGATCAAGCATTTGTGCGATACTGCAAGACTTTTAAAGCGTGATTTCATAGCTATTGTTTAAACCTTAATCAACCCCAACAAAGGACTAACTATCATGGCAATGCAGGTAGCAGAGTATAGTAAACCCCAAGTCAAAATAAGCATCACATCAAAGCTTGATGGCATTCGATCATGGTCCCTTCAGGCACTCGATACATGTCCTGGTTCGAAGGCTAGTGATGGTTCGCTTGTCGATGCTTGTAAAGGCTGTTATGCAACTACGGGCAACTACAATTATCCTAATGTCAAAGCACCAAGGATTCATAACAGGGAGGATTGGCAGCGTGATAGCTGGGTTGATGACATGGTCAAAGCTTTAGACGCTGATAGATACTTTCGCTGGTTTGATAGCGGTGACATGTACGCTATCGGATTAGCAGAGAAAATGCTCGAGGTTATGCAACGTACACCATGGGTTAAGCACTGGTTACCGACTAGGATGTATAAATTCACTAAATTTCAATCAATCATCGACAAGATGGATGCATTGGACAATGTTGTAGTGCGTCGATCATCGGATTCTATTGTCGGCGAAGTATTGGATGCACCTTGGTCTAGCACCATTGCAACAAGCTTTGATGCCGATAACATCAAGGTTTGCGAAGCATATCAACATGAAGGTAAATGCAATGGCTGCCGTGCTTGTTGGGATAAATCAGTAAGCACTATTGGCTATATTGCACATGGTGTTAAGATGTCCAAAGTAATCAAACTAAAGGTGATGTAATGGAAAACTTTAAGATTGTCGGCTATCTATTGTCTTTCACTACCAAGGGATCGGACCATACTTGGTTAAAGCGATTCGACAATGAATCAGCCGCTAACTATTACGTCTGTAGTGTAGGCCTAGATGACGCTAGAGTCTATGCGTATGAAATCAATCCTATTATTGCAATCATAAACGAAAGGGCTTTATCATGTCAGTAGATTATAAGATTGTCGGTTACTTGGTAACCTATAGACTGTTCGCTGACGGTTTAACGCATATTGATCGATTCAATACATTAGACTCTGCCGAGGATTTTGTTGATACTAGCGATCTTGCAGAGTACGTTATCAATCCCATTGTAGACTTATCTGGAGAGTAGACATGCAATCTAATGACCTTGTATTGATCCTTGGTGGTGGTGCTTTCGGTGTATTGTTTGCCTTCATGCTATTTATAGGACTAACCCTATGATTAAGACTTATTTTAATGGTAAGCCATGCGAAGTGTTGAAGCATGGTGTTGATGGTGAGGTTTTGATACGTCATGCATCACCTGATCCGCTATGGCCGTTTCCGTCCTATACTTGGGTTCAATCTAAACTTGTTAGTAAGACTAAAGTATCAAAGCGATTAGAGGCCCTACAAGGCATCGAAGATGCTCTAATGTAGGTCAACTACAATGTAAGGATCATGTAAGTTTAGTGTGGTAAAATAGCAACACTATGTATGCTATGGAGACTGCACGTCATGAACAAACGAAATCTACTTAAGGAGCGTAAAAGGCTCATTCAATTACATGGCCATAAGTATAAACGACACTTTATCAGCGAAGGCTTTTATTGTTTTTACTGCGCTGATCCTGCTAATGTCTTAGATCATGTTCCACCACTAACGGCTATGGACAATTTAGACCATGACTACAGGAGGAAAAACGACATACCATGTTCGTTGATTACATGCTGCAATGAATGCAACACTGCATTAGGTAATAGAAAACTGTTTACAGTGATGGATAGGCTTGTTTTCTTAGAATCTTACTATGACGTTAAACTTCAAAAGCAAAGGAGCTTATGGACTGATGACGAAATTGACGAACTTGGACGAAACCTTAAAGACTTTGTTAGAGCTAGGCAAGAAATGGCTAGTCGTTTCATGTACAAAATACGAGCCATTCAAAACCGTCAAATAAGGCCTGAGACGTTTCCGTCCTTTGCGGAGTACACTTTAGCCTAGATCGTCGCTTCTAGGCCTGTTTTGATCGATTCTAGAGGGTATTATGAGAGTCTTAATTGCTTGTGAGTTTTCTGGCACTGTCAGAGATGCTTTTATTGCTAAAGGTCATGATGCTATGTCATGCGATCTGTTGCCTACTGATAAACCAGGGCCACACTATCAGGGTGATGTATTTGATGTTATCAATGATGGATGGGATTTGATGATAGCCCATCCACCGTGTACTCATTTAGCTGTTAGTGGGGCTAGGTGGTTTAAGGATAAGGTTACAGAGCAGGCAGAAGCTTTAGACTTTGTTAGAAAGCTTATAAATGCTGACATTGACCGTATATGTATCGAAAACCCTGTATCCATTATCAGCAGCAGGATAAGGAAACCAGATCAAACGATCCAGCCTTGGCAGTTTGGGCATGGTGAGACTAAACGAACATGCTTATGGCTTAAGGATTGCCTAAACTGATTCCTACTGATATCGTTGATGGAAGGGATCAAAGAATATGGAAGCTTCCGCCTAGCCCTGATCGATGGAAGATCCGTAGTGCTACATTTCAAGGCATCGCTGATGCTATGGCTAATCAATGGGGGTAATAATGACTAAAGAGATGTTGGATGAATTGCTGTATCTGATTGAACTACAAATCAAGGCTAACATTGCCTTGGCATTAGGTCACTATTCCGATGTTGCATCAAAAGAAGCAGAAAGGGAACATGTTCAGTATTACAGGCTTGTTTCGTTGATTGACTCTATGAAGGATGATCTAAAATGAGATGCATCAGTTGTAATGAAGCCTTAAGCGACTATGAAGCCTCTAGGCGTAGTGTTCGAACACACCAGTACATTGACTTATGCAATGATTGTTTTAAGTATGTCCGTGATGAGATTGCTGCTGTAGGCAATGTACGATTGATCAATGAAGGGGATGATGACATTGTAAGCAAACGTAACATTGATGAAGAATGACTTGACAACTTTGTTTTTTTCTGATACCCTAAATCTATATAGGCTATGTAGGCTACTTAGGCTATGTACTAAGTATATACTATGTACTTATATTTAATATATACTTAGTACTTAGACTATTTAGCCTATGTACAGTAGGGCTTAACATAAGGATTGTTCGAAATGTACCCTGATGACGAGTTTTTACCTGAAGAAGCCTTTGATTACACTAAAGGCGAGTACGAAGATATGCACGAAGACCACAACATCAATGATGTGTTGAATCGTTTTGTTCGCTTATGTCAAGAGTATGGTTTTTACTTCATGATGCGTCAGTTAACTAAGGCTTTGAATGCTAAAGGGTTCAACGTATGAGAAAGCGTATACAGCCACGAAAGCGTAAGGTTAACCCCTACGTAGCCTACCTAGAGAATCATGGCCGCCATGCCACCTTAGAAGACCTCCTAGAGGCATTCCCTAACAAGACCTCCAAGCAGATCAGAGACTCTATGTCAAAGTTAGTGGATAACTACACTGTTGATAGGGATATTCGGAAGGATGATCATCAATACTTGATATCTTACTCACTAGGTGGATACAACACCAGGGACAACACTGGTATCTGTTGGCATAACCCTTTTAATCTGAGGACAACATGAGCAAAGAAGCTATGCAATTGGCGCTTGAGGCGTTGGAGAGTGATCCAATAAGTCATGCTGGACTTGTTAGCAGAAAGCAAGCCATTACCGCACTGCGCCAAGCACTGGAGACAGAGCAAGAGCCGGTGTATTGGAGTGTTGCGATTGATGAGTTACGCCAAGCACTAGAGGCAAAACGGGAACATGGGCTACAGGAAGCATTGGAAGATGGTTGGTGCGCCTGGGAATTCCACTCGCCGTTTGAAAGCTCAGTGTTTTCCTGTGATTGTGGATTGGTTCACGAAGTTGATATTCGTGTGGTGAGATATGAATCTTTAGATTCAGAAGTCTATGAAGTTGTTGACGACCATAACCTGGAAGCACAAATGCGACTCAGGCGGCGTGATGACCTCTCGACCGAGTTTATTATTGAGCAAGCCTTGAAGGAGAAGAACAATGGCTGAAAACAAGAATGCAAAGACACCAACGGATGATGGACAACCTGTGGCGTGGCTGAAAACTTGGTCTGATGGGTCTTTGACTGTCCTAAAAACTAAGTCACCTGCTTTTGCTGACCATGAATTAGAACCACTTTACAGCGCACCACCACAGCGTGAATGGGTTGGGCTGACGGATGGGGAGATTGACATACTGTCGTGCGAGATGGTTAAAGGTGATAAATCAGTCAACTGGCTATGCAAAGTCCTTGAAGCCAAGCTAAAGGAGAAGAACAAGTGGTAAATATCGTAACAGGACTACGACTGAAAGAACCAAGTTAAAGGAGAAGAATCAGTGAACTACTTAGCCACACATGTTGGCTGTGATGATTGTGGATCTAGTGATGCATTGTCTGTATCTGTTAATGATAAAGGAGAGACTTGGTCACACTGTTTTGCTTGTGGTACGAATACTAAAATGTCTGAAGATGTTGATAACTTCAGGCAAAAGCATACAAAGTCTGCTAAGGTGATTCCAATGCTAGATGGTAAGTATCAGTCTATACCGCTAAGAAACCTATCCAGAGATGCCTTAAAAGCCTTTGGTGTGATGATCACTGATGAGGGTGGTGTAGCTTTTCCCTACTGCGATGCTGATGGTAAGGTCACTGCATACAAGGTAAGACATGATGCAATGAAGACTGAGTGCACCATCAAAGGTGATTGGTCTAAGGCTACTTTGTTCGGACAACATCTATTCCCTAAAGGTGGTAAGAGCATTACTATCACTGAAGGTGAGTTTGATGCTGTTGCTGTATATCAAATGAATGGTATGCGGTATCCAGTAGTAAGTATACGCAATGGCGCACAATCAGCACTAAAGGACTGTAAGGACAACTATGAATATCTTGACTCTTTTGAAACCATTGTTATCAGCTTTGATGCTGATGAGGTTGGTAAGCAAGCTGCTACGAAGGTAGCTGATCTATTCGGTGCTAAGGCTAAGATAGTCAAGCACAGGCAACCACACAAGGATGCTAATGATTATCTCAAAGATGAGATGATCAAGGAGTATATTCAGGATTGGTTCGCTGCTGAAGTCTATGTACCTGATGGGATCATTGAAGGATCAAAGCTTTGGGAAGATATCAATACACCAGCCATTAAAGCCTCTTGTGACTATCCTTGGCAAGGTCTTAATGCTTTGACCTACGGCATACGTAAAGGAGAGCTGGTGACGTTTACAGCAGGTTCTGGACTAGGTAAATCACAGGTGCTTAGGGAGATTGTTTATCACATCTTATGTAAGACTGAGGACAACATAGGCTTGATGTTCCTGGAAGAGTCTACTGTTCGCACTGCCAAAGGTATTATGTCTATTTATGCGAACAAGCCACTGCATCTACCTGACACAGCGTACACTGATGAGGAGTTTAGAGATGCCTTCGAGCACACTCTTGGCACTAATAGGGTTTATCTTTTTGATCATTTTGGGAGTACATCAATTGACAACATACTATCAAGAGTCAGATTCATGGCTAAAGGACTCGGATGTAGCTTTGTTGTGTTGGATCATATTAGTATTGTCGTCAGTTCTGGCGATGTTGGCGATGAACGTAAAGCATTAGATGAGATCATGACCAAGCTTAGGATGATTGTTCAGGAGACAGGCATAGCACTGTTGATTGTCAGCCATCTTAAGAGACCAGACGGTAAAGGCCATGAAGAAGGAGCAGCTACTTCACTAGGTCAGCTTAGAGGATCTGGTAGCATTGCACAGTTGTCTGATATGGTGATCGGTATGGAAAGGAATGCACAGCATGATGATGAACGTGAACGCAATACCACAAAGATTCGAGTGCTTAAAAACCGTTTTTCAGGTGTCACAGGTCCAGCCTGTAACGTCTATTACAGCCACTCAACAGGAAGGTTATCAGAGGTCACACAAGATGAAGACTTATGAAGATTTGAAAGAGGATACGAAACGATTTGCTTTACAGCAGATACGTACAGGGTCTACAATGGGTGAAGTAGTTTGTTCGTTCGAAGAGATCATCAATGAGATCAGGAAGACATCAGACTACGTAGAGGCTATGCAAGATGCTAACAGGAGACCATAATGGCTGATGTACAAAGTATTGAAGAGCATGAGGATGGTACAGCTACTGTACACTTTGATCTAACTGATGAAGAGATTAAGATACTTATCAGTTGGGGTATCAAAGAAGCAATTAAGTTGGCTTTCTTAAAGGAAAAGAACTTTGATTGGAAGGACAGCGGCAGTGAAACAAACACTTAGAGATATGATGAGCCAATGCTGGAACAACCGTATGGATTGTGAGCACTTTGACTTTGAGAAGTTTGCTGAGATGGTAGCCTTTCAAGCCAGTGAAGAAAGACTAGATCGCTGTATTGAAGCCTTAGAGAGAAGAGGTTATGCTGATGCAGCAGACATCATCAGGGGAGAAGGTTAATGTGGGTAATGGATAGGCTGTTAGCTGACCACGCAGAGCTAAAGAAGAAGTATGATACACTGCTAGAAGACTATCAGAAACTGGTACATAAATATGAAGAGCTTAGTGCTGGACATCGAAACAGACATGAAGCAGACTGTTATCTTCTGCGTAGTCACGAAGGATCTGACAACAAGTGAGGTGGTATGTCATACTCATCCAAATACACTAAAGCCTCTTATAGAGGATTACGACACAGTGATCGGACACAATCTAATCAGCTTCGACGGTTACCACCTTCGGAGATTGTGGAACATTACGATACCACTCAAGAAGGCCTCCGATACGCTCGTGCTGTCGAGGCTATGGAATCCCAGTATCGAAGGAGGACACAGTCTAGAAGCATGGGGGAAAAGATTAGGGAATCACAAGATTGAGTTCCAAGACTTTACTGCTTTGACACAAGAGATGATTGATTACTGTATCCAAGATGTCAACCTTACTGGTGAACTTCATCGCAAACTATGCACAGAATTGAAAGACTTTTCACAGCAAAGCATTGACATCGAACACAAGGTACAGTTCATTGTTGCACAGCAGGAAAGACATGGGTTCAAACTAGACATCCCTTTATGTACTGAGTTTATCTCTCAGTTAACTACGAAGTTATCAACCATTGAGGAGAATCTACAGACTATATTCCCACCGATCATCACTGAACGTGTTAGTGAGAAGACAGGTAAGAAACTAAAGGATCATGTTGAAGTGTTTAACCCAGGCTCCAGAGATCAGATAGGACGTAGACTTATATCTCTAGGATGGAAGCCTGAAAAGTTCACTGAGACAGGTAAACCAATGGTTGATGAAGTTATCCTGTCTAAGCTATCCTATCCAGAGGCTAAGGCAATGGCTGAGTACCTGCTTATCCAGAAGCGTATAGCACAGTCTACATCATGGCTAGAGCACGTTGCTGATGATGGTAGGGTACACGGTAAGGTCATCACTAACGGTGCTGTCACAGGGCGTATGACGCATCACAGCCCTAACATGGCACAGGTTCCTGCTGTCAATGCTGACTATGGTGAAACATGTAGACAAGTATGGACTGTAGACCCTGGTAATGTGTTAGTAGGTTGTGATGCTTCAGGCTTAGAACTACGTATGTTAGCTCACTACATGAAAGATGATGAGTACACGAAGGAGGTTATCAATGGGGATGTCCACACTAAAAACCAACTCGCTGCTGGTCTTGAGAGTAGGGCGCAAGCAAAGACGTTTATCTATGCCTTTCTCTATGGAGCAGGGCCAGCTAAGATTGGATCGATTGCTCAAGGCAGTGCCGAGGAAGGAAAGAAACTCATCACCCGTTTCCTTAAGAATACGCCAGCTCTCAAGACACTTAAAGATAAAGTTAGCAGGTATGCAGAGAAAGGGTATTTACCTGCCCTTGACGGTCGTCGATTATGGGTACGGTCGGAACACGCAGCACTTAACACGTTACTTCAAGGAGCTGGTGCGATATCGATGAAGCAAGGTCTGATCCACCTACATGAAGCACTGAAGAAACATAAGATACCTGCACACTTTGTGGCTAACGTCCATGATGAATGGCAGATAGAATGTCCTAAGCAGTATGCTGATGATGTTGGTAAACTCGCTGTAGCAGCTATTGAGAAGGCTGGTGTTACCTTGGGTTTACGTTGTCCTCTAACGGGTGAATACAAAGTAGGAAACAACTGGAAGGAAACACACTGATGATTAC